GCGGGCGTGCCATCGCGTGCCACTCGCACGCCCGTAAACTCATTTTGCCAGAGCCAGAGAGCTCGACATACAGGACCTCCCCAGTCGCCCCGATGTCAAAGAGCAGATCGGCATCGACGCTGTGCGCCAGTGGCGCACCGACAGCCGCACTGGCGCCCACACTGAGCGTCTTGGTGATCGACGCGCCGGCCGTGGGATACGTCAGGCTCTGGGCTGGTCCAAGCGCCATGGCGGCCATGATGGCCTGCCCGGCTTGCACCCTGAACAGCTTGAGCAGCATGCGGCGGTGATAGCCGCGCCGCAGCGGCGAGCCGCTCGGCAGGGGCTGAAAGCGCACGGACCAGGGAATGAGGGCGCCGTCATCGGTCGCTTGCCCTGTAAACAGTGCCTGCACTCTGCCTCCGCCCGATTCTCCGGCGTAGACCTGGGGCAGGACGCCTTGCGTCAGCGGCGAGGCCAGCGTCGCAAAGCGCCTGGGAAAGGTGGCAATCGTCCAGGCTTTCCTGGGCACATCGTAGACAAACATACGGTCGAGGCTGGTCGAACCGGCACTCGGACAGACACACAGATAGAGCGGCGGATTTTGGACCTCGGCGGCCCAGGAGTGGCGTACCAGGTCCCAGTTGAGGCCCGTGATATCATCGCGGCCAAAGATGTAGGGCCGGATGGGCTCGGAGATGACCTCATCCTGCAAGCCGTTAAAGACCGCAAAGCCTCTATGCGTGAGACGGACCAGGCCCAGACCAGGCACGTACTGAATGGTGCGCGGGGCGACGCAGCCCATGTTCGTCTGCGCCTGCACCACTTGAAAATTACTGGCGCCAAAGAGTCCGAAGACTTGATAGGTCGAGAAGTTTTTAAAGGCGACCAGCGTCGCCGTGGGGGAAATCCCGGTGGCGGCCACGGTAAACACCCCTAAGCCCATGCCTTCCTGCCCATCATCCTTAGCAATAAACACCTGATTGGGCAGCGGCCAGGCGTTCGGGTTGGCCACATCAGAGGCTTGCAGCGAGGACGGCCCCGTGGTCGAGGTCGTCGCCGCGGCGGTGTTCCAGGCCCACAGAGAATTGAGATGGACGGCAATGTGCTGCGCCTGGGGGCGGCGGTGAGAGAGCCAAAGGTCGTGCCGTCGTAATACTTGATGGTCTCATAGCCGTTTGCGACGATGGCGAGATTGACAAACGTCAGCATCTGCGGCAGATCGGCGGCCGTGCTAAAGAGCCCGCGGACAGCCCAGGCCGGCGACAGACGCTCGTAGAGGTGCTGGCTGCCGTTTTGCCAGCGCACGACCGCGAGTTTGATGAGCGTCCCACTGACTTTGACGACGTCGTCGAGGCTCAAAATGCGCTCGCTCTCCGACGGTCCCTGGTCAATTGTCGTGGCCCCATCGCGCACATCCAGGGCGCCCTGTTCATCTAAAATCAGATTGGTGGCACGCATGACCTGCTTGGGACCAATCTGATAGGGCGAACTCACCGCGTCTATGCCACCGCTAAAATCGGTTCTGGTGGCTGGTTGTAGGCGGCTGGGCATGGCTTACCCCTCTAGCGCCACGGCCGGTGCCCGCAGCACCACGCTACCAGCGCCTGTCGTGTGCCGCTCGACACAGCGCAGACGCGGTGCAGTTGAAAACTGGGAAACACCACCACGTCCCCCTGCACACGGGTGGTTGGCTCGTGCCGCGTGCCCAGGTGCATTTCCAGATCGCCGCCCTTATACGTCTGCCAACACGAGAGTTGCACGCTGAGGCTCAGTTTGCGCAGACTCATGGCCCCCGGTCCTAAGTCCGTGTGCCAGGTATAATGCGCTCCTGTGCTGTACTCGGTGAGCTGCAACGCATCGATAAAGCCCACCAGGTCAAAGCCGTAGACCTGGGCGTTGACCTCTTCACACACCGTGGTAAGACGCTCCCAGAGCCAGCGCTCGCCTTCGGCAAAGGGCAGCCAGCGCACCGTGGCCCGACGTACGTCCGGCACTGTCTGTCTCGCCTCGCCAATCGTCGCTTGCAGTGCCTCCTGTGCCATCCCAAGCGTGACGATCTGAGCGCACTCGGCGCTGCTGAACACCCCCTGGCGCTCGACGTAGGGGGGATAGGCCGCCAGGGGGTGCTGATGCACGGTGTACGTGTAGCGACTCATCACAGCTCCCCTAAAAGGCCCGGAAAACCAGAACCGTGAACTGCGCGTTATACGCCCCGATCGAATCAATCACCGCCGTGAACACATCATTCGTCCCGAGCGCCGTCGTGCCGCTCATGAGGAACCAGGGAAACGTCACCCCATTGGTGCGCGCCACCGTCTGGGTCAGCAGATCCGTACCATTTTGCCGGAGACGGATGACATCGTTGCTCCCCGTGCCGGTAATCTCGCCGTACGCGGCGACATAGAGCGTATCGCCAGCCAGCGTCGTGGGGCTGCCGGTGTTGATGAAACTCTTGAGATAGGACCCGCTCGGCGTCGGTCCGGGTGGCCCCGTGGGGCCGGACGGGCCTGGCGGCCCGCCACTGCCGGTCGGCCCGGGCGGCCCGGTGGGACCCGTCGTGCCCGGCGAGCCTGACGGCCCGCTCGGACCAATCGAGCCCGTGGGGCCAGGAGGCCCAGGCGGGGACGGGGCCTCTACCGCCTCAATCACCCAGTTCTGCAAGGCCTGAAACGTGTACCCCGTCTTCACAAACGTGATGTCGTAGATGCCTTCAGCGGCGTAGAAATCGACCGTGCCGTAGACCGCATCGTTGGTAAAGGGATTGGCCAGGGGGAGAGTCCCGGCCTCATCTTGAAAGAGCGTCGCCAGGGTGTTCGTGCCGGCCAACTTGACCGTCACCCTGACGCCAAACACGACGGCGCCCGTGGTCGCTTGCATCGGTCGGTTAAAGTGTGCGATGGCCATAGGTTACCCTACTACGGTTCCGAACGGCCCAAGCGGGTAGATGCCCCCGCCATGCCCAGAGCCATAGGCCCGGACCTGGTACGTCCCATCAGGGGCCTGCCACACAGGATCTCCCGCGATATCCTTACACGCTTCGATGAAGCTATCCATCAAGCTCTTCGCTTCCTGCCGGTCCTGTTCAGCCTCTCGCACCTTACTCAAGACGTAGAGTTCCAGCGGTGCGATAAAGGCGATGGGCACTTCCAACGGATCAGTACTCCGTGTCACCGGATTGGGCGATCTGAGACCCTTGACCCACAGCGAGCAGTGGGTCACCGGGTCGCTGGCGTAATGCACTTCAGCCCGTGTCCCTCCCGCCCCTCGCCTGAGCGTGTAGACCGTGTGCGTGTCCGTGTTCAGGTTCCGATACTCCATCAGTTCACCGCCGACAAGCACCCATCCGAAGGAGAGAAAGTCGGTCGTCGCGGTGCACACGACACTGTCTTGTGTCGCCGTCATATCGGCGCTGAGTGTCGTCGTCGTATCGGTCAGGTTCGGCGCGCCGTACAGGCTCAAGTCCAGTGCCCCAGCGCGGCGGTGCATCGAAAACGACAGCGACTGACCCACATACGCCGACGGGTAAATCGTCCAGGCTTCATCGAGGTAGGCGCACCTGAGCTGCCGGAACCACACGTCTTCTGCCAGGACCCACTTCGCATCTAGGGTGTAGGACTGGGCCGTGTTGATCGAGGGAAAGGCGGTCCAGTCGGGCACCAGCCAGTTACAGCGACGCGACATTTCTAGCAAGGCATTTGACAACCATCTATAGAGGCTCTGTACTCTTAAAAAAGATCCATCACTATCAGGCTGAGGATCACCTGCATTATTGTATACAGGGTCTGGAATTTGATCCCTTATTGAATTAATGATAGGGCCAGCCGTCGCATTGGGAGTAAACGGCTGGTAGAGCCCAATCAAGCTGTCAGAGATAACGGCTGGTGCTGCCACGGCTACGCGACCTTCTCTTCATCCAGTTTGTGATCGCCACACCAATCAGACAGAAAGACCACCGGGTAGCCGTTCATCGTAGGTGCGTGTCTGCGGCAACGCCCCAGCTGAGGCGCCACAGTCTTTTCTTCACGCAGAGACGGTTTGGCGACAAACCACATACAGGTTCTACAGGACATAGCGCTTGAACGATGGACCCATAGATCAACTGACATGCCTAGGCTCCTTGCACGCAGACGAGTTGCACCTGTGCATCGTCGGCAAACCACTCCGGTTCGTAATCGTCCGCGGTAATCCCATGCACGCGCAAGTGTGTGACTTCCACCTGTGGTGCAGCATAGACCGGGATGCCAGCCTCTTTCAACCGCAGAAAGAAGCTAAAGTCCTCGCCGTACCGGCCTCTATGATCAAAGGGATCTTCCTTGGGAAACCGCTCTTTGAGCCGCGCAAACACGCTGCGGTGCACAAAGAGGCACCCGCCCCCAGCCGCATCCACTTTGACCAGCGGCTTCGTGTTGTCTACCTCGAGAATGGGCACAAAGCCGGGCTCATCCTGGGCCTCGCTCCAGTGCCAGAGCATCGGATGATGCGGTTTCGCTTTATGGCGGTACACGCCTGAAATAACTGGGGCTCTATAGCGCTGGTGCAACGTGATCAGTTGCAGGATCACCTCTGGAGGGAAGACTTCATCACAGTCCAGCATGACCAGCCAGTCCCCGAGCATACGCCGCGCCAGGTCGTTCCGCGCCCCGGCATGCAACGACATACTGGCTTTGAGGTACTGCACACTCTCCCCGTCCTGACACACGTACTCGTTGGTAAACGCCACGAGGTGGCCCCAGGCCCAGCAGAAGGCTTCGGGGACGGCCATGAGCCCGCCGAGATAGCCGACACTTCCGAGCACCTTAAGAGTATTAATCATCCTATCCTCCGGTGCGTCCGTAGCCAGGCCTTATCCCACTTCGAGCCCGACCCGCGTTTCTTGATCTTCGCGCCGTCCGGCATGCCCGCCGCCTTCCTGGCCGCCGCGATGGACCCAAAGAAGCGCCAGACCACCGTCGCGTTCGGCATGCGTCCGGAGACGCCACCACAGTCGGTGGTGAGGGGCCAGCGCCCGGTCCTGGCGTAGAAGTCCTGGAAGGCCTTGATGATCGCTTCCGGCGTCCAGGAGGGCTTCTTAATGTTATACATGAGGGGTTAAACTTCGCTTCGGCTTGCGTGTGGCGCGCACAAAGTAGCCTTCTGGCACAAAGTCGTAATCGACTGTTTCCCACTGGGCACTCTGCCAACCCGTGGCCTGAAGCATCCAGCGCAGCCGGGCTTCATCCACCACGGCAATGTGAAAACTGGCGTCTGCGATGTCCGGATTGGGCACGGTCAGAAACCGCGCATCGTTGGGCACCGTGATACACAGGGAGGGCGCCACGCGCCAGGCTTCGGCCAGACAGACAATCTGCTGTGCGGGCAGGAGATGCTCGAGGATATCTCCCAGCACCACGAGTTCGGCCTCGTCGTTGTCAAACGGCCAGCGCTTGCTGCAGTCAAAGACCCAGTCAATTACCAGCGGCTTCTTCAGGACGACGTCGTAAACACGGTCATCACAGTTAATCACGCGGGTGCCAAAGGTCTCTTTGAGACCGGCGGGATCGTCGTTGGCACCGATATTGAGGACCGTGCCAGTGGTCCGGGCCACACACTGGCGCTGAAAGTCGAAGCGTCTTGTTGTCATAGCCGGTCTTCGCCTTCAAAGTCTTCGGCGATCCATGTCTCATACTGCGAGACCACCTCTTCCCAGTCGAAGGCCTTCCGCGCTATCTGCATCATAGATGGACGCAGCGCCTCCTGGATTTCCGGGTGCATCAGGAGATGCACTGCTGCCATGGCGTAGCGCCTGATGGTCATGGGATCATGCTCGGCATCGCCTTCAATGGCGATGCCCGCAAGCTGATTCTCTTTTGCGGCCCAGATGGGATTGCATACCGGGATAGCCCCCAGAGCCTGGGCTTCCATGAGGGTGATGTAGCCGGTCTCCGTAAAGTTCGTGGGTGCACACATGAGACCGGTCTGCGTCCACTCCCTATAGAGCTCGGGCTGTCCGATACGTCCCCGCAGGATGAGGCCCGGCTGCTGGCAGGCCTGAAAGACCCGCTCCTGGTGCCACTTCACCGCGCCGTGCGAAAAGGTATCAATATTGTCCCAGCCGTAAAAGACGTGCAGCTCAGCATCGGGCACGAGAAAGCGGATGAGCTTGAAGGCCTGCGTCAGGCCCAAGAGGCCGCGATCAGGAGACGAGGCATACATGAGACGGTGCGGATTACGTGGGGCGAGCGTTCCTCGCAGGGTGTGATCTACGAGGTCCCCACGTAACCCGTTTCGCGACAGACAGACCTTGGAGGCAAAGTCGGGATGCCTGGTTTTCAGCGACGCTTCGTGGTCCGGACACAGGGCAATGATGCGGTCAAGCTTGTGCCGCCAGTCAAAGTCCCAGGGACCGTAGGTATCCACGTCCTGGAACACGGCCCAGATGCGCTGGCGCTCGTCGTACTCGAACTTGTCGAGCCACTCTATGGCACGGATCAAGATATACAGGCCGGGATCTTCTGGGTCCAACTGGCTGAGATCGCGCCAAGTGACGCCGCGGTACAGAGGCAAAGTGTCAGGGCGAATCGGGCTGTAGGAGGTGACAAAATGGCCACGTGCCGCTAAGCGCGTGGCCATCTCGACGTGCATGGTTTCGGAGCCACCGATGCCGGGATCGTCCGGATTCCTGTAATCCCAAGCTTGATAAGCCTTTGGACTTATAAGACTAATCTGGGCCATGGTGAGCGCCTCCCTCACGCCTAGGACTAAATGCCCGGTATCATATCCAGGATAGCATCGTAGGTCACCACGTCAGTGCCAGAGAGGGTCACGGCCACGCGCACAAACGTGTACGACTGCGCATCCGGGACGGGGCCAGTCAGACTCAGCGTCTGATTCGTGCCGTTGCGCAGCGCGGTGCGGTGGTCTAAGTCCCGGAGTTGGCTCGTAAAGCCCGAGTCATACGCCACTTGCAGTTCGTAGATCGGCCCGACGGTCCCCGTCCCCGAGCCCCAGCCCTTCTGATTGATAATCGCCCGGGCCCAGCTAATGCCGGTCGGGGCCTGACCCACCGGGGACGTCGTCACCGACTGGTCCGCCAGCTCAAAGTGGTAGTTGATCGTGGGCGGTTGAATAGAGCCCTGGCCGCCAGGTTGCACCAGGAACGGGTGGGTGTGGGATTTGCACCAGGAACCGAGAGTAAAGGCCATGCGATTAGTCCTTCAACGCCTTGAGACGAGCTTTGCGACGCTCATAGGCTTCATGAGACTGTTGTTTCTGGCACGTCCGACAGTGCTTATTGCCCTTGTACCAGTACGTATTGTCATCCGTATAGGCATGCCCATATGGACAGTGGGTTGTAACCTGGTACGTGGCCTCTCCATGCAGCGTATGCTTCTTACGCTGTTGCTGCGCATTCTCAGCTTTGCACTGCCGACACTGCCGCTCACCCGTTGAAGGCAAGATATAGGTGTTCGTCTCGTCATACGGATGACCATGTGGGCAGTGGGTCTTATAGGGCACTTTACGCCGATTGTTCTCCAGGCGTGTGACCGCTTCGAGATGCTCGACGTTGACGCAGCGGGTATTGCGACAGGTATGGTCAATCTCCAGGCCCTCCGGGATCGATCCATGCACCAATTCCCAGGCGTAGCGATGCGCATAAACATTGCGATTCTGGACCCAGAAAAAGCCGTAGCAGAACTGATGCGGCCGATGCCTGGGCGTGTTCCATACCAACGTCCCCTGCCACTCAATACACCCATCCTTGCGTACCCTCGTCTTACTCCAAAACCGATGTTCGTCCCGTGTCATCGTAGCGCCTCCCTACGTGAAAGAAGTACATAGGGAGAAGTATACAATGGTACGGTTGACAGATCAATCCAAAACTACTATACTCCTTCTACGCATTGCCAATACCGTAGACCCTCTGGTGATTACGGAGGCTCAGAAATTGCAGCTGAAGAAGGACATAGACCCTGGTAATAGCCACATACTGGTATGAAGGCTGGATATAGGGGTCCATGCGGAAGTGCATGTTAGGATGAAAAATGGGTCTTAGGTACTTTTCGGTGTATAGCTGCATCTCCCCGGCGGGCACGAACTGGTCGTGCAGCACGCTGGCGCGGTTGAACATCAGGTTCCGGAAGCCCGCCCTGGTCGTTTCCTCGTCATCAATGAAGCGTTGATTGTTGACGAGCAAAGCCCAGTAGGCATTCCAGCCCGCCTGGGTTGTCACGACGAGCGTCGGCTCTTCGTTGCCGAACGAGCACCGGCCATATTCCTGCTGCATGCCAGCCAGCGTCACGACCGGGGAACCAGCGACTTGCCAGACCGTATCAGACGCGGCGTTGGTGGGGCCGTTGCCGCCACCGCACTTCCACACAAAGCCGGTTGAGGCAGTGTTCTGGATCGTGATGCCGGCGTAGGTGCCAGAGGCAGCCAGGGCCAGAGGCACGCCGTCCAGGTCAATAGAGGTATTCTGGGGCGAGGTGCGCTGGGCCGCGCGGTTGAGCTTCATGAGCAAGCTGCCGAACGCGATCTCTTCTTTGACGCGCACCAGGTTCACGACCCCGGCCGGGCCTTGATTCAGGACCGCGTCCAGGATGGGAATGGCACATAATTGTTGGTACGCCCTCCACTGGAGCTCTGCTGGTTGTGCAGAGTCAGTAACGTCGGTAGCAAGCATTTGGGTGCCCCAAAATGCGCCACCAGTAAGCTCTTCTTGATTTACGACGGTCCCGGTTTTGTTATCCTAGAGGCTTTTTATCCTCTAGTTCTTACCATTCCTGGTAAGCCCCGCATATCTCATCACCCCCTAGGGGTGTCGGGCGCTCGTGGGTGGGGTATTGCTTCGGTAGCTCACCACCTATGCTGTGCACCTTCATGCAACGACAAGACCGAGTTGCATGCTTGGCTCAGGATTGTCCTTCTGTGACGGTTGACCGTCCAGGCATGGGAGTTTCCCTGAGTTCACCCGATTTGCGCTATACCCTTGCGGATATAGGGTCCTGTTTACTTCTTCTCGCGTCTGTAGTATACTATCTACTTGGACTGTAGATACTAATTCTCTAAGTAGGAGTCTGTCATGAACGAAACCAGTATTGCCTATTGTGCGGGATTGTTTGACGGGGAAGGCTGTATCTTGTTGTCGAAGCACTATACGTATGCCAATCACAAAGAAACGGCCTACGGTCGCCAACCAAACTATCGTTATCGTATGGATATCCGCCTCAATCAGACGCGTCCTGAGAGTGTCATCTATCTGCAAGAAACGCTCGGAGGAACGGTCTACTTCTTGCGAAGATCGCACGGCCCGAACAAGGAAAAAATCTATGCGGGCCGTTGGTGCTGGGAGATGGCGGATACCATTGCCGCACACGCGCTCGAACAACTTCTGCCCTTCTTGCGGATCAAGAAAGACGAAGCCGAACTGGCTTTGCAGTTTCAAGCGAGCAAATTTCCAGCTCTCCAACGCCGCGGCGAACGAGGCCGCAAGCTTGGACGCACCCCCGAAGAAGTTGCCTACCATCAGTGGTGTTTTGAGGAAATGAAACGCTTGAAGCAAGTCCATAACGATCCAGCTATGCAAGAGCACTACATCCTGCTAAAAGATAGTTTCCGAAGACAATTGCTCCTCCCTGGAATTTGCGACCTAATCTCGTCAGTCGCCACCAGAACCCAGAGGGCTTAAACACCGCGTCCACCAATTGGGGCTGAAAGTACTTAGTCGTAACTCCATTCGCGGTATTGATCAGTGAAATAGGGGGTTGTGAGAGCTGGGCTCCGATGCCTCCAGCTGCCATGTCGATATCCTTCTCGAAGGATATCTGGCTCGACCTGTGCTACCCCACGTTGGAGTAAAAGGAGCCAATAATATCAGGGTCTTGCAGAGCCGCAGCCTCAGCCGCTTCCATGGTTTGGAAGCTCGGTTGCGGCAGGGGGATACTCTGCGCCGGCCCGTACGGCGCGTAGGGCACGGGCGGGTTCTTCATCATGTCTTGTTTGGCCTGCTCCAGGCCAGCGGCCATGCCAGCCTCTTTGGCTTTGGCCAAGGCGCTGTCATAGGTCATGAGGCGGTAGGCGTCAGCGAGGTCAGGCTGCTTCAAGCGTTCCCGGTTGTACTCGAGCAAGCGGGCGGGGTCGAGGCCGGGGTCTTGCTGCTTGAGCTGTTCAATGCGCATGACGAGGGGAATCTGTGACAGGCCCGTGAGCAGCTGCTGCTGCAGCCGGGTAATGTCGTCCAGGCGGCTATTGGTGGTGGTGGCGAGTTCGAGGGCTTTGGAGCTGTCGCGGTGCAGGGGACCAAGCAGGGGGTCAGTCGTGTAGTCGATGGGGTACGGCGGACGCACCGGCGCTATATCCCCCTGGGGTGGAGCGGTGAGGGCCTGGGCGAGCTGTTGTTCTAAGGCCCGTTTTTCTTCCGCCAGGACTTCGGCGCGCTGGTACTGGCGTTGCGCCAGATCGCGGGGGACGACGGTTTTACGAGCGTCGATGAGCTGCTGCCCGATGTCGGCGCCAAGGTCGCGCAACAGCATCTCATCGGGGTAGGCTTGCGGGTTGGAGAGGACATCGGACCAGCGCAGATCGGCCATAGTTTACTCGCTCAGGTTTGGGATGATACGCTTGCTGCCTGGCATACAGACAGTGAGACACTGGATCGCGCGCATGAGGGAGTCTTCCAGTGCGGTCAGAGCGAGAGCCCGTTCACGGCTCTCTGGCAGCCAATCGACGAGCGTACTGGCCAACGCGTAGTACTCCGAGCGTAAGGCCGCTATGGACAGACGCGTGTCCGTGTCCACCTCGTGATAGCACAAATCCCGCAGGAGCTGGCTTTTCGGGACCTCCGGCATCTCAGACTCCTAAAGGTGGCATACCAGCACCACCCATATCGCCACCCATCATGCCCCCACCGGCCGGCATATTCGGGGGAGGCGCCGCCACGGGTTCGGCGGGAAGCGTGGCGCTTTGATCCATGGCCTTTTTGATATGGACTAAAGCAGTCGCTAACTCTTTGGCCACGGCCGGGGCGCGCATCTGGAAGCGGCTCATCGCAAACCCGATCGCGTCCATCGCACTTTTCATGGCATTCGCTTCACCGCCAGGCGACGGCCCGGCTGCCATACCCTGGAGGGCGCCCAGGTCGGGGGCAGCCCCACCTGGAGGAGGACCACCCGGACCACCCGGACCACCCGGCGGACCACCCGGACCACCAGGCGGACCACCCGGGCCACCAGCACTCCCAAGGCGCTGGAGGAGTTGCGCAATCATCTGCGGAGGAGGCATCGTGGCCATCTAGCGCCCTTTACCCCCGCCATCGGGAAATTCGGCGTGCCAATCGTTGGTATCATCGCCGCCGCCAGCCGTTATCTGGTGGGCTTCGGTGCCGGTCGGATCGAGAATGCCCAGGGGATCAGGCGGGGTGCCCATTTCCCAGGACCTGACAGTGGTGTGATGGACGCCGGGTTCAAAGAGGGGGGAAACCATCGTGACTTTTTCGGCCATTGTGTCTGTTCCTTCTTGCAAGTGGCTCGCAGTGCTGCACGGTTACGCCTTGATCGTGGACACTCAACGCCAGGGCAACGGCCCACGATCCATCTCCCTGGTCTTGTCAGTGACACAGCACTGCCAGCTGTCTGCCTGCGGCCACACCCGCAGGTCTAGCTAACGGTGCCGACCGCGTTTGCCCTTACGGCCACGCCGTTCACAGGTGACACTCATCGGTGTCTGAAGCATGGCAGTCCTTTCTCAGGTGGAGGATGGTATACGGTGACTTGTGACCGCTGGGACTACATGCGCTTGCCGCGCTTGCCCTTGCGTCGACCACGCCGTTCACAGGTCACATGCTCTGGAGTCTGGACCATCGCTGCTCACCCCCTCTCAAAGGTCATTAGTAGTAACTTTTATAAGTAAGTTACGGTAACCAGTATGGACAAAAAAAGGGCACAATGCAAGAAAAACTAGGGCTGTTCTCTCCGGCCATCGAGTGCGGTCTGCATCCCACGCGCCAGGGCGTCACGTTACTCTTTCTGGCCCTGGCGTGCGCCAGTGGATGACGCTGGGGTCTATGCGGGTGCCGGCGGGAGTGGTCCGGCAAAGGTCAGTGGTTCCGACCAGAACCAGCCCTCAACGTCTTCAGGCATATAGGCTGGCGACGCCAGAAAATACAGGTGTTGGCCCCCTCCCGGCGCCGTCACTTCTACCACATGCGGGCCAGGCCCCTCCTGGGGATTCTGGCCGCCGGTGACGTAAAACCAGTAGACCCCCTCCTCCTGGGGCCACTCCTTGTGCCAGGAGCCTGGACTCATACCGCCTCCTTGCGACCATCGAGCGCGGTCTGAATCCCACGCGCCAGGGCTTCCTGTAACTCTTTCTTGCCCTGGCGTTCGAGGTCCGCAAAGGTTTCCCGGGACATGTAGTAGCTCGTTTCGCCCTCGCCTCGCTTGCCGCCACTGACCTCGTAGGCGGTGGAGCCGTCAGCGCCGCGCACCTCACGGACGTTGGTAATTTCGGCGTCTTTACTCATATACTATCTCCTTGTACAGGTTACAAATAAACTGGTAGACTCTTCTCTATGAGCCAAGGCACTCTCGCGAGAGAGGAACCGCTCGCTCAGGTTATATGCCGCCATCGTTTTGTTCATACGTAAAAGGCATCGCCGAGATATTGGGGGTACCCGTAAGTTACCCTCGTGGTCCGCCGGTCCACACCGCACGGTGTGGGAGCCCGCAGGGCTCCTGAAAGCTGCCTGCTTGAGCTGGCAGTACTTACACTCCGGGTGGGGTACGGCCCGGAATCCCCGGCCTTCAGGCCGAGGAGGACGTCAATCATCGTTTGTTCCTCTACGACGCTTCTTGCCGCAGGATGATGGCGTCACCGGTGTCAGTATGCCAGGGATAGAGAGACATCTCCTGTGCCCCTGGTTGCGGACGGCTTTCCGGGAGAAACCGTGCGACAATATGCGCAAAGGCTGCGGGAGTAAGAGGGCACAAACCCATCGTGCTCCGCGCTGCACAATACTGATAGATTTCTTGAATGGTTAACGTGTCGATCTCTGCAAGTGTGAGACTCATCGTTTCCTCCCGCCGCTACTGCCCTTGCTTGCCTGTCTGGCCTGCGCCTGAAGCTGTAAGGCCTGTTTGTTACGTTCGGCGATAGCCTGACCGTTTGGGAATTCCAATATTTTGAAAAGGTCTTCATCCGAGGCTAAGCGCCCCATCTTTGCTAACATCAATGCAAGTCTCTTCGTTAAAGTCTTCGAATTTATTGAGAAACTCGATGGATCTATAAACGCACTGTACTGCTTCCACTCTCGTAAGGGTTCCCACAGGACCGGCTGCCACTCGTCGCCTTGCGCAAACGGCAGTATCCTGGGCGTGGTATAAAACTGCCCCATACGCGCCAGGAGCTTGGCCACCAGTTTGTGGACCGCCATGTACAAGTAGCGCGCACGCAGCCTTGTTAAGCCCATCGCTTGGGAGATCTCCGTCTCGGTGAGTTCCGCTGAGACGTTGCCGCGCCCAGGCTGTCCCTGTCTGGAGGGTTGCTGCCCCAACTGCTCGCGCATGATACTCCGCAAGCGGCCGCCATGCTGCACCAGGTCGGCGGGCATGGGCGGGGGCCGCTCTATCCTGACCTCAGAACCCTGACGCTTGAGGATGACTTGTCCTGGGATGTCGCCGAATGTCCTGGGATTAATCCCGGAGTTCGCGTCCGCGATGACTAAGCCTTTTTGCAGACGCAGGGCGTTTTCCACCACGAGCGATTCCAGCTTATCACTCGCCCGCTGCAACTCGAGTAACTCCGCCACCAGAGACTTTTGCGGCCAGAACCGGTGGACGGGGGGTTGCAGCACGAGTCGGATGAGATCAAAGCCGTCGCCGTAAGGCATCGGCCCATCATAGAGGACCACCGTCGAGGTGGTCTGGATGAGGCGGCCCTGCGGGTATTTGTACCGCACGGCGCGGCGCAGACGCTCCACGCCTTCGGGGTCTCTGAGCGTCTCCGGGATCACTTCGAGGGTGGCGTCTTTGACCCGCGTGGTGTAGATGGTGACGCGCGTGTCCATACCGCCAGTCGGCACCGGGGCATTGACGGGATAGAGGGGCGTGAGGAGTCCCACGCCAGAGGGGCGCTCCAAGGGCATGGTCATGGGTGCAGGGTCGGTTGGTCGCGCCGCATCAGGGCGTACACGCCAGCCCTGGTCCGGCCACTTCTGGCGTACTTCGTTGATGTCCAACGTATCAGTCGTCGTGACATAGCGCCAATCATCATCGTCTGTGGCGTAGGGATCAGGCCAGACCGATTGCGGCGGTCTGGCCCGCACCACAATTTCCCCCTGGCCCTGAGCCTTCAGGGGGTCCCACGGCACCTCAAAAAAGCCGCACGGCCAGATCGCCGCATCGGCACAGGCTTCCAGAATCGTTAAGTCGAGAAAGTAGCGCTGCCAGTAGGCGTGAATGGCGCGCTCGACGTCCTGAGCGCGCTGTTTCGAGCTGGGAGACGCGGTGACGTAGACGGTCGGGGCATTATCGGTGAGGTCGCTGAGTTCCGTCAGGATCAGGCGCTTGAGTTCGTTAATCTGGATGGGGCTTTTGTACGAGGGCAGAGCCTCGTTCCAGACATCACCCCAGTACCCACGCTCAAATTCTCTCCATTCAGCGGTATTAATAACCTTTTGCCTGGCATTTGACGCGTCAAGCCAAAGGCCCATATTCCATTGTACCAAAAGCTCCTCGCCTCTACGCTGCTCGCCTACTGCCCCATCAAATGGCTCAGTGCCGCTTCTATCATGCCGACCATTCACCGAGACTCTCGCTGCAGACGTCGCCATCACAGCGCCTCGAAGAAAGGATTATCCAGCCCCACGTAGAGTGGCTTTTCTCCCGGCACCAGCACGAGGGCCTGCGGCACCGCCATCCACGTGGTGGTGGGACAGGCATAGACGAACTGGACGTTGCGATCCCAGAACACATGCGGCGCTTCACCTGGCACGCCGTCACAGGGGTACTCCAGAGCGCACAAGAGACAGGTGTCCGGCATTGCTTAGTCTCCCTTATACCATGGCCCCGAACGTGTCAGGTGCCACCAGAAGGCGCGCCATACTCCCACCTCTTGGCGCCTCTCCGCAGGCGTCGCGTCCTGGGGTCCCACGATCAGGACGGTGGCCGCAGCCACAGGCGTCCCAGCGTCACAGGAGCGCACCCAGAGTCTCGCCGTCAGATGCGTGTGCCCCAGGAGCCGGAGCCAGGGTTCCAGGCGTACATGCACATGGGGATGGTCTGGGCAGGGCTCGCCACCGCGCACGAGGGTATTGTCAGGGGTGTGCGGCACGGAGGTCTCGCCGGTCTCGGTAGGCACCTAGAGTCCTTTCGTCGGCCAGACGAGCCCGACCCTGCCAAAGGCCTGCTGCCATTTGCACCGCAATCCAGCAGCCAGGATGTGCAGATCGACTGGCTGAGGCGACGTCTCTGGGAGCAGCGGCCAAAAAATAAAGGTGCGCCTGTCTTGATCGACACGATGCTGTAAACACTGCGCCAGCACCGCCATATGCGCCGGGCGTATCGGCACGGTACAGACAAAGCCATGCCCGGCGTAAAACGGCCAGGCGTAGGCGCTAAAGCGCACCATGAGGGCGTAGAGCTGCTGGGAGTGCGGCCAGGTTTCCATGCGCAGCAGCTCTGTGTTGTACTGCTTGTCGGCCTTGTGGCGCTGGCGCTGGTTCATGACATGCGGCTCTTCTAACTTGGGAGGAAGAAAGACGGGTCTTCAATACCCCCCGCCACCGGGATCGCCCGCTCTTGTCCCATCGTACTCACCACCTCGCCACCCATCCCCATCCGGCGCCGGTACTCTAAGGCACACTCGTTGGAGCACACCAGATGCGTGTGCCCGGCGACGCCACCGGAGCCGAGGTTGGTGCGCATCACACGCGGACGGTCCTGGACCATCACCCATTCGTGGCTCGAGCCGCAGATCATACAGAGCCAGTGGCGTTGATTGTGGTCCGTACACTGCGCACAGGTGCACGTGGAACCCAGGCGTACCCTCTCGTCCCAGCCCTGATGGCGCTGGCCAGGCAAGACAAAACTGCCATCCTGGCGAGACTCGATGAGGCCTAAAGCCGAGTAGTGCTGCATGAGTTCAAGGAGCTGGGCCAGCGCGGTCTCAGGGTTAAAGGGGGGCGGGGTGGGGGAGGGCCCTCCCGCGTCTTCTCCAGGCTCGTTGTCGCTAAAACTGATTGGCATAGCCGCCTCTATTTCTCGGGATGATATTTACGAAATGTACTCGATCCTGGACCGTAGCCGGTCGACATGGCGCCGTGCCTGCCGTCGCCTTTCGCGCCAGAGCCCACCGTCCCACCAGTGACCGTCTTGGTCACAAACCGGATGGTGCCGCAGCGCGGGCACTCGAACGTATTGCCGGCAGCAAACTCCTGATGAAAGATCATCTCGACACGGCCACGGCCATGCTCAAGGCATGGAGGGCAGACGATCGTTACGGCCATGCCAGGGCTCTCCTTCAATAGCGCCCTCCCAGAGCGGCAGCTTCGGCGTATAACACGTGCGGCACACCAGATCGCAGGCCTCACAGCTTTCCAGAGCCCGGGCCCCAAACGGGTGGGTCAGCGTGCCGTACAATCCCACATCATAGCTATAGCGGATGGGCACCTCGTCGCCACACCACTCGCACTCAAACAAGTTGGTACTCCTCATGATGCTGGTTGTGCGAGTTCCCTGGTTCCCAATAGAGAGCAGGGAACCTGGGAACCAGCATCCAAAAACGGTCTTTCCCCAAGCAACGACATAGCGGATGCTGGTTCCCAGGGGTCCTCAAAAGTCGAAAATGCCTGGGAACCAGCATCCACTATGCATGAGGGAGACGAAGAACGATTTCCACGTCTTTTGGCTGTGCAGACCTCTGGAGAAGGAGGCGCCGATGCAAGGCCATGTCTCCAGAGCACAGCGACAGGCCAGGCCGGAGATACCAGGGCGTGCCCGTCTCCCTCGTGAGCATAGCACACATAAGTTATTCAGAGCTACTTAAACACACCATACAGCGCCAGGCGCACAAGTCACGCATCACAGTCCCTTAAATAATTCTTTGTACGTGGCGGGATCAATGAGGAGACGGCGTGGCTCGCGTTGTGTTTCGATCTGCCTTGCCGTCTGTTCATGCGTCGCCATGGACACGGCCGCGCTGATACTCACTTCGGCGAGCCAGCACTGTTTCTCGACGGGGGAGAGTTGGGGCAGATCAACCGTTTGCAAAATGCGCGTGGTTTTGGTGGTATAGTGATGGGTGAACGTCCGACGTTTGCGCCCGAGCCCGATTTTCCCCGCCTCCGAGAGACAGACGAGCCCGACATTGGTGAGTACATCAAAGACCTGGTTGTGCTGTTCGCGGAGGTAGGTCCGCGCGGTGTCGAGTAAGTCACGGCGCTCTTGCACATCGACCCCTGCGAGCGCCGTGAGATCCGCGTAGCTGATGGTATCGCCCGGCTGCATGGGGCGCAGGCGCTCAATCAGCTCGCGGGTGGCCAGGCTCATGGCTGAGCCGGTATGTCGCAGTCGGCGGATAGGGGGCATGTGGGTCTCCTTGAGGTCGTGTCGTGTTATGGCAAGGCGCGTCCAGTCGAGTCCCGTCAGGGCTGGTGATGTCGAGTCATGTCACGGCGTGTCACGTCACGGCGAGTCAGGTCACGTCCAGTCCCGTCATGTCATGTCTTGTCGCGCTACAGTTCCGTCTCCGTGAGTCCGATCAACCTGTCGAGTCTAGTCGAGTGCGGCCTAGTCTAGTCGAGTCCTGTCGTGTCGTGTAAGGGCACGGCGAGTCGGGTCACGTCCAGTCCCGTCCTGTCATGTCATGTCTAGTCCGGTCCTGTCTTGTCCGGTCCAGTCTCTTCGGGTCCTGTCATGTCGTGTCCTGTCGAGTCTAGTCGAGTGCGGCCTAGTCTAGTCGAGTCCTGTCACGTCGTGTCATGGCCTGTCACGTCTCGTCTAGTCCCGGCGAGTCGGGTGACACTCCACTGCGACTGAAGTCGCGCGGCTTCTTGGGGGCTCATACAACGCCTCCCAAGCTACAAGAGAGGAGACCTCTCCTGGCCGGTGTCCCGGCATCTAAGCGTCCTCCGCTTACCTCTCTTACGAGAGGCAGCCGGTCCACTATGCTTCGTTCATTCGGCGTTCCAACTTTTACGTGCCAGACTTCCTGGCACAACGCCCTAGTTGAAGTTTCAAAGAACGGACTTACTGTTCGCTTGTTGCTGAGTCCGTCTAGTCTGCCACAGGGGCCTTCGGGATATGCCTCCGCGAACATCACTCTGGAAGTATACATGAGCTCTCTGCATAGCTGCTTCTTCAGGCGTGGGTTAATCTGACAGCGGGTACACGGTACGGGTGCCGAGAGATCCTCGGTCATGGCGACACCTCGAAGCCGGCGAAAGCGGGTAAAAACATCCTCTGGCATCAATTCCGCTCTCTGCGCCAGGGTTGCGCCAGGGTTGCGCCAGGGTTGCGCCAGGGTTGAAGCACAGCACTCCCGCATAAATACTGCTTGCGCCAGGATCGCCAGGGTTGGCGTCATTTACTTTTATATAGAGAAAGAAGAAAAATCCTGGATTTTCCTCTCGCATACGCGCTTAAGTAAAAAAACCCTGGCGATCCTGGCGTATGCTGGCGCGCTTCCCTAGATTCAATAGTTTATATGCGCCAGGATCCTCAGGGACCCTGGCGCAACCCTGGCGCAACGTCATGTTCAACAGGAACAAATTCTGTTGAAACCATAGAAGAGCCTAACCTCTGGGGATGAATCCCCGAGGCTTGCGGCGGGCTAAAGCCCATAGCGGTCACGTCGCGCTACAGTTCCGTCTCCGTGAGTTCGATCAACTTAAACTTCCCCCACATCCCGCCCTTTTGCGGGCGCCAGACGCCAATGCCGGTAATCATCCCGCCAATCTCAAAGTGCCGCTTGAGGACCTCATGCGTCAGCATCTCATCAATCACCACAAAGGGCACGACCGCTTCCCAGGCATCGAGGACGGGGAAGTATTTCCACACCCGCCCGCCATCTCGTTTGCCAGGTTGCGACAGGGTAAAGACCCGCTCGATGCGGCACTTTTCGGGCTCCTGTTCGAGTAAGACCGGCTCGTTAAACATGACGCCCTGGGTGAAATTCTTGGTGTACGTTTCCTTGCCACGGCCAGGGATCTGCATCTTCAAGTACCGGGCGGTGTCCTCTAAGCACAGCTTAAAGGCCATCGGCGGAATCATCACTTTCCCCAGCGAGGTATGGAGCTTCTGTAAGACGGTGCGCTGGTCGTACGCATCGTGCAGTTCGCGCTCCAGCTTCGGGCTGTCATGATGGCGGCCCTGCCCATAGGGCGTCAGGGATTTGAGCATGGCGGTATACGCTTTCATGGAAGACCTCCGGAAAAAGATGTCGTGTCGAGTCAGGTCAAGTCCCGTCATGGCGTGTGATGGCACGTCCGGTCAAGTCCAGTCCAGTACAGTCTAGTCTTGTCGTGTCACGGCTAGTCCTGGCATGGCACGTCGTGTCCAGTCCAGTCGTGTCCAGTCGTGTCCAGTCGTGTCCAGTCGTGTCCAGCAGTCGTGTCCAGCAGTCGTGTCCTATGTCGTGTCGTGTCGAGTCAGGGCAAGTCCGGTCATGGCGTGTGATGTCACGTCCGGTCAAGTCCAGTCGTGCCCCTTCTTTGTACCACGCCATGCACGTTTGTGCCACCGTCCCCACCCCCAGTGTCTCCCCTACACTCCCCATCACCGTCGCCAACATACAGCTCTAGGCCTGGGCATCGCGCCTATCCACCTCTTGCACAGCCTCAGTAGTCGGGGACCGGCGTCGAGGCTGCCACCCCCGCCGTGGCTATCGGCTGCGAGGCCAGCACACTGCCGCAGCTGAGACAGACCCAGGTGCCCACGGAGTCCCCCGCCCGAAACGTATGGCGGTACTCGCCACAGGCCGGCAGCAGCGCACAGGCCGGACACAGGCGCAGCATGGTGCCCCCGGACAGTGACGTCGAGAGGCTATGGCAGCGCATGCAAGCACCTGTCGTCACCATTCCATAAACTCCCTGGGCACACTCCCCACCCCCAGCGTTTCTCCCAGACTTCCCATCACCGTCGCGAGCATCTGTGCATCTCTATCATGAATGTCTTGCTGGTGCTCTAAGTGCGCCGCGTCGAAAGGCATCTGCAGCACCTGCGAGGCCTGCGAAACTTTGGGGAGCCAATTTTGAAATCTCGCCATAATCGCGATACCCATGGCCATTAAGAGGTCATCATGGCCTGACAAGGCTTCGAAAGCCCCCGAATCCTTCTCGCCGTACGTCCGCAGTTGGGTGAGTAAGGCCCGGGAATGCACCAGCAGAGAGCGGTCGAGGACCACTTGTTGGAGCCGCGCCAGCATCATCGGCTTGGTGCGCGACGAGGTTTCCCACCCATAGAGGATCGGGTTGGGGCTGCGGATGCGGTCATTGGCGCCGCGCCACACCCCGATGTTGGGATAGTTCCACTCATCGCGCAGATACACCACCACTTCCCGGCCACCCCCACCGCCACTACTCTGCACTTCGGGCATGAGCAGGGCCTCGTTATAGGCCCGCCCTAAGAAACTTAAGTCTTTGGCAAACACATGGGGAGGCGCCGCCGCCTCGTACTCCGCCACCTGCTCGAACGTCGCCATGTCGATCACTTCGGCCGCCGACCGCGAATGGGAGCGGTCATCATGGCCCATGGCGCTATCCGCCCCAATGGCATACTCATGCCCGGGTTGGGGAGCCACGAAGACCTGGAGCCGCCCCTTGGCCTCATCCTGGAAGCGCACGCGGCCACCGATCTCCAGGAGCTTGCCGCGCCGTCCAGGCCGGATATGCGGCTCTAACCAGAGGAGTTCGCGCGTACTAAAAAACGGCAGCCCCGATATGATAAACGCCATCTCTGGCGTCGCCGGGTATTCCTGATTAAATTTCTCGACATCCCCCTGACACCGATCCGCCAGGGTGGTGCGGCGCCAGCGCAGTTGTCCGGGGGTGAGGTGCAGGTCTTTGACCAGTATGGCTTCTTCGGGGTCGAGATCGTCCAGAGGGATCTGCAGCCTGGAGGTATAGTTCGGAAACGTGTGCCAGGGCAGAAACACCGTCGTAAACCCATTGTCTCCCGTCGTCGCGGCCTGCCACTCGTTGTAAAACAGCGCCCCTTCATCCACCATGCCGTTGGCCGTGGATTCGTCAATCTCAATACTAAACGCCTCTTCGTCTTGCGGCAGGCACTGGCGGATGGCCAGCATGGCGTTCGGGTCCTTCCAAAACGCCACTTCCGAGCCGTGAAAGCAGGTGATATCCGCCGACCGCGCCGCCTCAGGGCTGCCCGCCGTGGCGCATTCCAGCACCGACTGTCTGAACCGGATGGTGTGGCCCTTGAACCCCGCAATGGCTCTCAGCGGCGAGCCCTGCACAAAGCGCTCGCTCATCTCCCAGATGCGCTGCGTCGGCCTGGCCTGGTGCGCCACGACGAGGGCCTGGGTGTAATCGTGCAGCACACAGGCCACGGTGAGGAGCGCTTCCGTGAAGGTGCTGACCCCCTCCCTGCGTGCTTTCAGCACGATCATCTTCACGGGCTGGCGCGCGTCCAGGAGCGGCGCGACGATGCGCCACAAGTGTTCCTGGGCGGCGTTAAAGCGCAGGGGCACGATCTGCCTGGCCGGGGTGCGCACGGGCAGCCGCTCCATCAAGCGGCGGTAGACCGTCGAGGGTCGGACGTCAGTAGCAACTGGCATAAGAGCAGAACTACGCTGGCTCCTCTTGCCGAGGACGTCTCTGGTAGGGCACAGGCGCGTCCGGGTCTGGCAGAGAGTAGAGGGCAGACAGCACCGCGCGGTCGACCAGCCAGGCGGCCCCACACGCACACCTGTCTGCGGGCAAAGCCGTCAGACAGACGCATACCCGGCCCTCCCGGGTGATCACCTGATGGCGAAAGGTGATATCCCCCGCGTCGACTGGCGCTTCGCTTTTCCCCGCATGCTCGCCCATGAGCCAGCGCAGCGCCGGAGTCATGCGGCGGACGTTACCTGTCGCCATACGCCAATCCTCCCCGCTGCGTCTGCTCTCTGAGCAACTCGCGCTCGAGATCGTAGGCGCGCTGGTCCGTCACCACCCAGGTGCCGTAGCCGTCCGGCGGCGGGTCCGGGGGGGACGTGGCTGCCAGAGGCGCCTGCCCCGACAGGTGATCCAGACGTGCGGTGAGACCGGCCACTTCCAGCCGCAGCCGCTCCAGCATCTCCAGGCCGCTTCGTCCCTGCCGCCCCTGCTCCTGCGCCCCCTGCCGGGCCGCCTGCTCCTGCTGCGCCTGCTCCGTCCGGGCTTGTCGCAAGACCTGCACCGCCACGGGGACGGACTGTCCCACCGACACGTCGTACCCGTAGGTCTTCAGGGCTGCGGCCAAGGGCTCCAGCAGGCGCTGCACCCCTTGCACCAACTGCGTCTTCTGGCTCTCCACCTGCCCCTCGACCTGCGCGAGTCGCTCGCGCAAGGGCGTCAGTTCGGCTTGCAGCGCACTCTCCGCCGCCATCGACCGCGACAGCGCGGCCTGCAACTGCCGCGTCTCCTCATACGCCGGAGCAGCGCTGGGTGGGCCTGGCGCTGGCTCACCCGCCCCCTGACTCGGCTGCCCCTGCGCCGCCTGAAACAGCTCGGCGTACTGCTTCAGCAGCAGCTCCTGTGACGCCCCCGCCCCATCGACGCCCGCTGGACTCTGGGGCTGGACCGGCGCCATCCCATACCCACAGTCGATACAAAATTGCCGCCCGCTGTGCCACACCGCCTTGCAGTGCGGACACGTCCAGGGCTGGATCGGAAAACTCGAGCTCATAGCTGCTCCTCCTGCGCCCCGGCCCCGTCCCCACTCTCATACCGCGCTTCCACGCGCGCCAGATACGCCCGGGCGCGCCCCCGCCAGTACTCCTCATACGCCTGCGCCTTCCGGTAATGCTCGACCCGCGCCTCCTCTAACGCCACCCCATACGCGTCTCGTATGAACTCCGCCTGCTCTCTCGCCTGCACCTGCTCTCTATACCCCCGCTGTACCTGGGCAAGCTCCTGTGACTGCTTCACCCACCGCCGCAGCCATTGCCAACACGCTCTCATCCCTCCTCCTCCTCGTCCGCCTCGTCCGCCTCGTCCGCCACACCCCGCACGTCCTCGGGCACTGCGACCGGCTCTGCGTCCAGAGGATCACTGTCCCCCGCAAAGATCTCCGCCATGAGACTTTGAAACTCCATGAGCCGACGCGCTTCCTCTTCCCCACCACCCTTGCGTGAGGCTAAGCGTATCTTCAACACCGTCTCCGCACAGCGGCTGATCATGCCCATGGTCGATAAGGGCGATTGGTCCTTTGAAAACGCCTGCCAGCGCCGCGCAATGAGCCGGGGCATCTGCTGCCAGACGGCTTCAGAGGCAATGTCCTGGTGCGTGTCGAGGAGGGTGAGGAGCGCCTCCCCAAACGGGTCCGGGTCGGCATAGAGGTCGCGGGGCTCTGCGTCGGCGTAGAGGTTACGGCGCGGCATCGACCCTGCCTTCCTCCCGCCTGAGCCACTGCAACAATCGTAACGTCGCTCCACCGTCCTCCGGATAACAGTGTGCCTGACACCAGATCACTAGTGCCCGCAACTGTGCCCGCTCCACACTCCCTCTGTGACAACACCACTGCGCCCCAAACCCCGCCATGCCTCAGCCCTCCCTCGTCCGCGGCAGCAACGGCGGCCGTTGCTGCCGCGCAAAGGGTTGCTGGCGCTGACAATAACTGCACCACCTGGGCTCCACCTGCTTTAGGCCCCGCGTCGTACAGCAGCGCACCCGCTGACACACTGTGCACTTGTACCAGTACTGGAGCCTGGCCACTCGTCCTCCTCACGCGGCGCTGCCCTGACGACACTTGCACCGTCCAGCGCCGTGCTCAGTATCTCCCGTATCCGGGCGCGCTCCTGCATCCTGGCGTCGTGCTCGAAGATCAAACGCGCCAAAAACTTCCCGGTAGCTCTGCGGCCCGGTGGGCAATAGTGCCGCAAGACCTCGACAGCCTCGGCGTCGATCGTGGTGTTGATTACAACGGCGTCCGCCCTGCGGTGCGCGTAGATGATCTCGCTCATGTTGCCTCCGTGGTGGCGCTCGGCAAATACACGCCACTCCAAGCGCACACACTGATACGGAAAACTCCAAAACCGGTGCAGTACCGTCGTTCCAAGACCAGACTGCGGGGAACATTCCACTTTCGCCCACGCCAGGACCCGCACGCCCCCTGACTTTGTCACCTTGGAGCGCAGGCCTCAGTCCTCCTGCCACTGCTGGGCCAACCGCGTGAGCGCACTCTCCGCCTCCCACTGCCGCTGCACCACGCGCGCCTTCCACGGCCGCCCCTTCCAGCACACATGCGGCGAGAGCCGATGCCGATACACCCGGCCAAAATCGTTGCGGTCCGCCCGCAGATAGTCCTGCCTGAGTAAGAGCTGCCACGCCCGCCGACACGTCTCGGCCCGCAGCCCCAACCGCGCCGCCAGCACCGAACTCCCTACGTAGAGGACGTTCCCCGGCTCACACTCCACCATCAACAGCAGGACCAGGCGCAGCGCCGAACGGGTCAACGCGGGGTCCGTGGCTAAGCGCTCGGCTCCGGCAAAGACGGTGATCGTGGCGTGCGTGGCGAGGAAGCGTTGCGTGCGCCTGAGCGCTGCGCGTCTTGCTTGCTCTGGTCGCGCGACCGCTTCCATACCACCTCCGTTAAGGGACCATGTTGCGCCAGCGTCGTCGGCAACCGATACAGCCAGCGCCGCTGCTTGAGCTGCTTTTCCTTGAGAATGAGCCCCTCGGCGACCAGGACGGTCAAGGCCCGTGAGACCTCGCCACTGTGCACCCGCAGAATCTGCCCCAACTCGCGCTGCGTCAGCGTCATGCCATTGCCCCACTGACACCGCGTCAGCAGCACGACCCACAACCGCAACTCGGTTCTAGTCAGCCTATTGGGCCTGATGAGCGCCGTTTCCGTCTCTTCGAGAAACACCATCGCATAGCGCTTCTGCTGATGACTGTAGGCCGTGCGACGTCTTGGCATGAGTTTTGCATGTCCAAAAAGTTTGCTGTGTCCCACCCAGCAAAGTGCTGTGCGACCACACAGCAATCACCCTGCCAAAGCCCAGCAAAATAGCGGGGAAAAAGGCCGTACTATCTTTAGTCTATCCCGCCGATGAGGCGACTGGTTTTGCCGCGCCAATACTGGGCGAAACGCACTTTTGTCTATCAATCGATCGAAAATGCCATCGGCCCCAAAGTCACTGTCACTGTACCTAAATTCGCCGCACGCAACAACAAAAAAGTATCGCATCGCACTTTTTTCCCACTGCACGCTATAAGTGTTTGGAAGCTCAAGCGTCATAGTGACGCGAGCGTTGCCGCCAGTGCCACATACGTCAATGCCAGAGACGTGGCCAAAGCCGCATAGCGGGGCCAAGACTTTGAAGGGTTACGCTGTTCGCAGTTGGTGCTATGCGAGCATTACTACCGCTCACGTTGTTCGCAGTGGATCTCTGTGGTGTGAGGGCTCACTCAGGATCCGCTCCGCTCAGGGTTCGCCGCGCTGGGAGCTAGCGGCTGCGGTGAGAGCAAAGGGCTCCGCCCTCTGCACGCCTGGTCCGCGCCATCCCTCGCGGATAATTGGACGTGGGTTGACCAAGCAGCTGGGCTACCGCGAGTGATCGCTATGGCGCTGATATGGCGCGGGGTAATCGCGCGCACAGACGCACAGTGGTGGTACAAGCTGAGGGCAGGTGGTAAGCGAGCATTTTTCCGTGCGCGCCTTCGGATAGCCAACAGGGTGGGGGATCACCTGGTGTGGCGACAGGGTGGGGGAAGCCAGCGAGGCGAGCAGCGCGAAGCCTCAGTACCTGTCGAGTACAACGGCACGGAGCCACGCACGCGAGAGGCGGAGCAGCGAAGTCGCAGATTCCCGCACGCGCGAGCCAGGAGCATGGGGAATCCCTCACCCGCGACCCATGAGCTAAACCGATAGTTTAATCCATTCTATATCAGCGACGTGCGAGCGCGAAACGTCAGTTCCAGTGCTCGCCGCACAATAGTCATTGCGAATAACTCTAGGAGCTTAGCCAGGCGCGTGTGCCTGCTCGGAGAGCCCTAAGAGATAATCGGTACTGACGTCCAACGCCGTGGCGAGCAACGCCAGCCGCTTGGAAAACACATCCTGTTTATCGCGCTCCACATTGCTAATGAGGGCGGTGGGACACCCCACGCGCGCCGCCAGGGCCGCCTGCGAGAGGCGCAGCTCGCGACGGCGTTGCAAGATGCGCTGGCCGAGGGTCTGCAGCATGAGCACCTCCTTTCGTCTGATTATAAGAGAAGCCTAAAAAAAATGCAACTTACCTCATTTTTCTAGGGAAAGCCACTTGCATATGCATATGGAAAGCCTTATAATATTATTCAGTTGGTTGGTTGAAAACTGCAGAGCGGAGGAGCCGAGAGCCGGAGCCGAGAGGCAGTGACAGGCAGAGGCGCCACGCACGAGGCAGACGCGAGGGCCGGAGCGCACACGGGCCAACCACCCCTGGGAAGGAGCGGGCTCGATACCGGGTACCGATGGGGGGCCAACAGGTCTGCGGATACGTACTGATGAGCTGGTGAAAGCCCAGCGAAACCTGAACGCAGAAGAGGGGTATGGCACACAAAAAGTGTAGTGCATGCAATGAACAGTGCCCAGCATGCCTGACGCGGTCTCAATGCCGTGTCAGGGTTGGCAAGGCGAGGAAACAATAACAGGAAGGCATGACCCCATGGCGACCGTGACGACCACACCCGCCCCCCGCTATCTCATGCAGGATGCCGAAGGCACGCTGCACAGCTATTGGCGCCTCGACGTGCTCCTCTGCGACCTGGCCAGCAACCGCCGGGATGGCGTGCGCCCCGGCGGGCTCTGGCAGGTCCAGGCGGGGCTCACCACCCGCTATGTGCCCACCGCCTACGAGGCGCTGCGCAGCGCCTATGCCGCGCAACTCGCCGCGCAGAACGGGGCGTAACAGGGCGACCAGAACGCACAACGGGCCACGCGGTCAGCACGTGGCCCATCTGGAGAAGAACCTACCGGAGCCCCCAAGGCAACAGGTAAGCTTTCACCCAAGGAGTATACGCGTATGAAGACCCTCGAGCAAGTCCGCCTGGATATTTACGCCCAGGCCGTGACCCAGGCCGAACAATGGGTCAGCGACCACGGCCATTGCAAAGACACTCTCGCCGCTGCCCGCCTCCTCTGCGAGGGCGGGAAAGTCCACCCGACCGCCGATCCCTCCCTCTACTCCGTCGAGTCCTCCTCAAACGACAACGAGCACGCCCAGGCCTACTTCGTCAACGGGGCCTGTCCCTGCCAGGGCGCCAAAACCGCGTACAAGGGCCGCTGCCGGCATAGGATCGCCGTCAACCTCACGAAACAGGTCCGCAAGCGCCTGTACGATATGCAGCAAGCCTTCCCGAACCGTATCCCCCACGCACACACCTACTCGTGCGACCATGGCGGCTCTGTGCACTGCTGGGACGTGGCGTGCAGGGAGATTCGTGATCCCAAAGACCTGCTGTGCACCACGTGCGAACACGCAGCGGTTTGTGAGGTGGAACCGGCTGCAACCCTCAACACCGCCACTGGCGAACTCACCCCGCTTGCCACCGTGATCGACCAGAGGCTCGCCACCCTTGAACCTCCCTGTGACAAGGAGCCCACCTTCGAAGCCGCCCTGGCCACACTCGGTCCTCCCGACCAGTACGAAGTAGCCCCTGTGCTGACAAAGCACTCGCCGCCACTGCCCGAAGCACCCGCCAGCTTGAACCTGAAAATCAAGCGCGGCAACATTGAAGTCATGTTCACCATGCGGGCCGCGACGGATGCGGAGATACTGGCACGCTTGCCCGCCGCACTCGACGGCCTCCAAGACATCCTGCACGTCAAGTTTACGAGCGGCGAGTAACATCATCACAGGGGGAGACTCTCTCCCCCACAAGGAGCCTCTATGCACAGCATCGCTGAGATCCGTGCCCTCTATCCCAACCCCACAAACCTCTTCTCCATGGATCAGGAGACGTACTGCGTCGGCGGCGCCCTGTGTCGATTCTTCCGCCTGCCCCTCAGCGACAACTTCCCCGAACTCGACGCGCTGGCGACGGCCCTCACGGTGATCAATAGCTCCCTCGATCGCGCTCACGCCATCACCTACGCCTTAGACATTATTTGCGCCAACGATAGCGGAGATTTTGCCGCAGCCTGGACGAGTGCCGAGCGTGCCTTGGAGGACCACGCTTGACAAGTGCGTGTCCTGGGATGACCCCTCAAACGACGCAAGCCCCAGTCCTCCCCGCACGACCCGGGGAAGACTGGGGCTCCTCACAGAAACCATATGCACTTGGCAGACATAAAGGATACACCAATGTAGCCGACCACTGCCACTAAAAAGTAGCGTGGCTTTCTGGAGCCCTGGAGTACGCCATCCTCCAGAGGATGGCCCTACGGACCACGAGGCCGGGTTACAAGGTACCGGTACTCCGGTACCACCCCCAATATACTACGGGTGCGCGGCGAGCCCGCCCCGGACACAGACGAGACCACCCCGGGAGCTGGAGCGCTCCACGGCACCAGAGAGGAGAGCACGCAAGATGCCCATCGTTGCCGATGACATTGTGCAGATCGTCGATGAGGCGCACCCCTGGTATCCCTGCCTGCTGCTGGTGACGGAGGTCAAAACCTGGGGGGTGCAGGCCTGCGCGCTCATCCCGCAAAGCAACGACGGCAGCAGGCCGCCAGCGCACGCGTATACCCGGTTGCGCTTGGCCCAGGTGGCGAAAGTCGGTACGGCGGTCGTCGTGCCCTAGCTCGCGCGGGAAAGCAACTCAGCCGCCACCTCTTTCGCCGCACGACTGAGGACTTCCTCGCGCAGCTCCGGGAGGGAGAGCCCGAGCTGCGCCGGCAGGTTGTCCGGCAACGGCAGCGTTTCCCCCTTCAGGAGTAAGCGCGGCAGCGGGCCGCGCCTCCGCTGCGCCCGCAGGTCCATCACCTCCCGGTCGCGCAGCGGCGTCTTGAAGCGTCTCAGGCGCGAGCGCGGATCGACTCTGCCCTCCCCGCGGTCCTCGACGGCAAGCCACTCACGCACGGGCACGCCTAAGGCCCGCGCCAGACGCAGGTACGTGCCGATGGGGACGTTCACCTTTCCCAGTTCAATATTCACCACCTGGGCGTGACAGAGCTGCGCCTTGTCCCCCACTTCATAGACACTCAG